TATCCTTGACGGTCTGATGTACGATGAATTAGAATCATTCGAGTTCCAATATTCAAAGGGTGGCGTGAAGTACTCAGCCCCAGACGGCATGCATGACGATATTGTTTGTGCGCTTGCCTTGGCTAACGCCGCCAAATCAAATGTTTCCACCCCTCACTTAATGTTCCACTAATGAAACCAAAACAACTAACAAACCGAATGCGATGCTGGGATGATGTCAGCTTTGAAAAGTTCCTGAAACTACAACCATGCAAAGATGACGTCGAATGCATCGCGGTCCTGATCGACATGGACCCGGACGAACTCCGAAAAGCTAACATTGCCAACGTGGACAAGTTCCTGGAGTCGTTCGCCTGGATGCGAAAGCCCATGGATGGCATCTTACCTAAGTCGATCAACGGTTTTTACCTTCCCCGGGATCTGAATTTCAGGACAGTTGGCCAGTTCGAGGATTTAAAAATGATTGCCGCCACCCTGAAACCGGACGAGAACGGGAAGCAATCAGTCGAGCAGCTAAGTAAGTTTGTCGAGATCGTCGGCATCTACACCCAACCGAATTACCACGAATCCACCATTGAAGAAAAGACAGCCTTTGCCAATCAGTTCTTTAAGTCGCCATGTACGGAGGTCATGGCTGTGGGAAATTTTACATTACTGAAGTTGATAGAATTGAATCTGCAAGGGTCAAAAATCTTCCCCAGGTTAAATACACTGATGCGCAAATTCAGGCTGGTTATGAGTGGCTTTCGCGCACGTTTGGCTTTCACGGTACGCTTCGCTTCATGGAAAAAGAAACATCGCATAAGCGGGTTGAACTTCTAAAATGGACAGTATCGGAATTTTATTTCGAGTTTATGTATATTGCGTGGGAAAAGCACATAGCTAAGAAGTATTCGGGTATCTTGAAAGACACCAAAACAGACGAATGAAACGCGAACAGGTCAGAGCATTTCTAAAAGCAGGGGCCGACGCCCTAACGCTGAACTTTGACTCAGGCCGGATCACGGAGTTCAACAAATTAGCTGACAAAGGATTCCCATTTGAATGGGTAGAAAGCCTCCGGGCAGCGACAACCCTTGGCGGTTCAGGATCAACACTGATTGACGATTGGGCCGTGGTAATCCACATCGCCAAGAAAGACCGCACTGATAGCACACAAGACGAATACGAGGCTATAATTGACGAGTGCGACCATATCGCAAGGCAGTTGATATGGCAGTACAATGTAATTCTTTACGGGTCCGCATCGGTCAGTACCGCCAACCAAGACCTTTACAAGCTCATCACCATGAGCGAAATAAACCGGGAGCCGTTCATTAAAAAACACGCTGATTGCCTGACCGGGATAATCCTTTCCTTCAATCTCAACACCCCTGATAAAACAGACGTATGTCCTTAATGACCGTCTTAAAAACCTACGGCCAGATCGGCGTGCAGACTTTAAAACAGGCTGTTACACCCTATGACGCCACAGGTAAAACGGTTCAGTCGATTCGCTTTGTGGTGGATGGGGACAAGCTACTATTCATCGCCAGAGAGTTTTTTACCCTTCTAGAAAAGGGTATCCGACCCTCAGTCAAAAAGCCCAGCAAAGAAATGATTGATAGCTTCACCGAGTACGCTAAAGCCCGGGGGTTCACTGATCCAGAGAAAGCAGCGTGGGCCATCGCGGTCAATCAGTTGAAGGTAGGGGACGCTACCCACCGGGCTGGGGGAAGGGTGGTTTATTCTGGCGTAATGGATACCTTTACTAAGAATTTGTCTGAGGAACTGAAGAAAGACTTTAGCAAAGAACTGGTCATGGGCGTAAAAGAATCATTCAAATAATGGCACTCACAGTAATAGACCGGCCCCAAGGACACAAGATAACGTATACCGAGGTTAAGACGGTCACAGTAACGAATAACGCCGGGGCTGCTTATTTTTCATGTAATGGCCACGGAATGGATACCGGGGATTTTGTATTTATTGACGGGACGCTGGGTGCTTATAATGGCTATTGGTATGTCCAGGACCTTGGAGACGATGACCATTTCTACATTCGCCTTTATGCGACAGGAGTAAATGTAAGTTTTATAAATAGCGGGACAACTTATTTCCAGGTATGTGAATCGATAGACGCTCATAACTGGTCTTGCGTTCACCTTCCGATTGTTTACAAGCTTTCATCAAGCCTGTGGCCTACTAATTCCGCCGACACAGCAAGGACCATAAGCAGTATTGCCAATGATGCGGGTTATGTTAAGCTCAATCTTTCGGGTGACATCAAAGCGACAGGCAGCGCGGCTGAGCTTGAATATGTACAAGTCTTCGGGCAGAACGCCGGCATCTATCAAATAATAAACTGGACCTCAGACACCGCGATTACGATTGATATGCTGTACAGCGCCGGGGTAAGTTTCTCAGCCTCAACAGTTCAGTACTATTACAACAATTACCATGCTCAAATCAAGGTCTTTGCCGGCCTGAACTCTTCCCATTATTGGGGAGCGCAAAAACCTTATGAAGAGATCGTAACAATAAAGGCAATACCGGATTCGAGCGGAATCATAACAGTCAATATCGCTGACTACCTGAAGCCTAAAATACAGATCGACAAAAACGACACCACGTTGGACACGCTACCGAACGACATTAATTCATTCTGCCAGTTCTACATCAGCGTTGCGGAGGCTTACGATTACTCCAGCGGGTATACGTTAGGTACAAGTGTGTCGGCTTTCACGAGCGACCAGGGAAATTTTGAAGGGTACGCCGCTAACGCCATGCTGCCATTCAAAACTCAGTCTGGTGGATTCCTTGATGATTACGTGAACGGATCACCAGCGGCACCGGTGCAGAAATTCCTATCAACAATGACAACGCCGGAGATTTTTTCGGGCCAGTATTTTGATATTTCTTTTATTCTAAACTCAGGCTCTTCCGGTTTTTATATTCTTGAACAATACCTATCAGGCGGGATTGTTGTTTCGACAGTTCAAACCGCCTTACCCGATAATGACGCCGGGATATATCGATTCTCGGTTACCTATAACTCAGCCTATGAAGCCGTCAGGGTTTCGCTTTATAGCGTGACTAATGTTTTACTAAGTGAAGTAAAGGAGATAGCAATGAACGCCGATTGCACCGCGTTTTACACCGATATGGTATGGAAGAATTATCTGGGCGGTCATGATTACTGGAGGTTCAACGCCGGCAGTCAGTTGAGTAACCAGGTCAAGAGCAAAGAAACTAGCACTAACATATTTACGAACTGGCCTAAATCCTACGGTAAATTCGCGGACACTATCAATAAAAACGCCTTGATTGAAGGGAGCAAGAGCCACCTTATCCGGTCCCAATTTGTCACAAATCAGCAGGCGGCCGACATAATCAACGGGGTCGAGAACGCCTTACTGGTTCAAATCCAAACAGCCGAAACAGAAAAAAGAACCGTCATGGTTGAAGCCTCGAACAAATTGGAGGAAACGGACAAGTTAGTTGAACTTCAGTTCAAGGTTAAATTCACTGACCCCACACCAGCTCAAAGATTATGACCTCATTCATCAACGATAACGGCGATGAGTTGGATTATGATGGTGGTGATTTCAGGCTGACTAAACAAATCATTAACCTGTTTGACCTCAGTATCAAAGCGAATGTTTCGACTAATTTTAAGATACCAGGAACGGCCAAGAATAGGGATATTTTAAACCTGTTTGGATTCAATCAAGTTGGCGGCAATCAGCTTGTCAGCCAGGAAATAAACCTCATCCGGAATGGTAATAAGTCTGATCGAGGAAGTATCGTTATAATCGACGACGACACACAAGAGATTGAGTGTTTCTTTGCGTCAGGCAACTTTCGATGGTTCAGTAACTTCAATTTCATTTGCAACGAGATCAGGACGACCCGGTGGGATGTAGGATGGAGTACCTATTGGATAAACCTGAGAGCGTCAGCCACCGAAGGTATTATATTTCCGTTCATTGACTGGGCTTTTAACAACGAAAAGTATAACAAGAACTTCGGACTAACTCAATTGCAAATCGGCGATGGAACCCTAGGGGCCGGAACCGGGGCCGATCAATCTTCGTGTGTGCCAGAGTTTTACCCGTGCCTTTATGTTCATACGCTCCTGACTGAACTATCAAACCACGCCGGGGTAAAGATCACCGGCACTCTTTTGACCGATCAGCATTACCGATCGATTATTCTTACCCCACCCGGTTCGGAGTTTGTGGACCCGATCACCAACGATCCTGTTTATGTGCCTAGTACTTTCATTGTGATTAACCAGGCGGCGTTCGGCGGGGTAAATGGGGTTCCAAGAATTAAGCCGGAGACTATCGCGCCGAAGATGAAAGCCATTGACTTTATCAAGTGGTTAACGGTTTCTTTTGGGTGCGTGGTGTCGTTTGATAACGACGGGCTAACATTGAGTTTGGACATTGTTGCTAAACTTAAAAAGGACGAGGCTGAAGATTGGAGCGAGTACTATAAATCACACGTCCTGCAATACAGCGACATCAAAAAGAATAATCTAATCTCACTACCTAATCCAGACGATGATCTTTTGAAGGAGTATAACACCGGCAACACAATCCCATACGGTGAGCTAAATATTGAAAGTGAACGCGACACCATATCCGAGAAAACGCTTTACAAATCGCCATTCCCGGCGGTTCATGATAAGGTTGGGACCACTCAGTTAAAGTGGGCCGTTCCTTACGTTCCGTTTGTTAAGCTGTCTGACGGTGAGTGCCTAACGTATACGTCCATAACTGATGAGGGCGTTGGGGTTGGGGATGATTACCGGCGTGTTTCTTTTAACGGAACCGGGTTCCCTTTCCCTGGCGGAACATCGGATAACCTGATCGTCAGGATTGTGGATGATAACGGGCTGTATGATGGCTACCACACCGGGGGAGGCCTTTCTTCATCCACTGTTTATCGGACTGATTTACAATTCCTTGGAACCTCAACCGGAAAAATATACATCCAGCAGGCAACGAAGACCACCCAACAATATGCTTTAGTTTGTGTTCCGGGCGTTTCCCCATCGGCGATTAGCAAGGAAATAGCGTTCCGGTTGGCTAGTGGGAATGTTTCAACAATCGCCACGGCTTACTACTCCAAACCGTACACTCCATACTCAGCTCTTAACGCTTACAATAAATCATTTTCAGTCGGTGAGATTAACCTTCCATTTTACAACGACATCACACTACGGGAAGCGTACTTAATCCCGCTCGAAAACTCCATCACGAAGGCCAACCCACGGACGCGGATGCTTCTACCCGAAGTAACTTTTTACAACTTCAGAGGCAACAAATTAATATATTTGAATGTTGGAGAGTTGAATGGGTACTTTATCGTGCAGAAAATAGAGTACTACGAAGACAGTACAAGTGAAGTGAATGTTTACTTATCCGCTTACGAGTAATGGCCAAAGAAGAAATAATATTCGAGTACCAGGTTGATATGGGTAACGCGCTGGCTGACGCCGAGCGGTTCAAGCGTAACATTATCCAAACCAAAGAAGAGCAGAAGGCATTAAACGACGCCTATAAAAAGGGGTCTATTTCTCTTGAAGAATACGCGGCTGATTCTGTCCGACTGGAAGCTATCCTAAAAAAGGAAACAACAACCTACAACAATCTTTCCAAGTCCATGACGGGTACAAAAACCCAAACGGACAAACTGATTGAGAGTAATGCGAAGTTAGCCAAGTCAAACGAAAACCTGGGTTCCAAATTCCAAAGCGTTGCTGGGAACATCAATATAGCCGGGACCAATCTTGGAAGCCTGAGTAGCGGAATGACGGCGTTTTTGAATCCAGCCACCGCGGCGGCTTCAATCGTTGGAACATTAGCAACCGCATACTTTTCAACCGGTCGGGGGGCGCAAGACCTTGAGCAAATCCAATTCAAGTTAAGCGCAACCACAGAGATACTAAGCAATAAACTAGCTGATGTTGTTGACTATTTCAAAGACTCAGACAGTGCCGCTGGTGGGTTTTTCCGATCCATAGTCAGTGGGTTACCAGGTGTCCAGGCGTTCAGTAATTTATGGAGACTGACCATTGGAGGGGCTGTTGATGAATTGGCCGTTATTAAGGATAAACTAGATGACCTGAACCAAGCGACAACCAAAGCAAGGACCGAGCAAAACAATTTATTGGAGGACAATTCGGGTCTTCTGGAAGAAATCAACCAGGAGCAAACAACCTTCAACGATAAGATTTTTAAGGCCGGTCAGATGATTGATAACATCAGGTCAGGAGAAACCGCCGTGGTGTCTATCAAAGAACAGGAATTGCAATTACTTAACGATCAACTTTTAATAAACAAAGATAGCGAGGTTCTGCAACGATCCATCGCTGACAAGGAACTTGAGATTTCACAGGAGAAAAGGAAGGCAGAGAAACTGGTTAATAATATTCTAAAACTCCAGGATAATTTAAACACCGCTGAGGATGCAAGGATAGTAAAACTCCAACAGCAGTTAGGTATCCAGCAACAAATAGCCGAACATAAAGCGTCTGAACTTGGAACTGATGAATTTAGCGATCCGATAAAAATAGAAGAATCAACTAAGGCGCTTACCGAAAAGAACGATCAGGACATCAGGAGTACCACGATCCTTGCCGGGATGACCCTTGAAACGGATAAACTTTCAAAGTCTGTTCTCAAAAAGGCTGACTCGGATGTTAAGGCGGCGAACGCAAGCGCAAGAGCAGCGGCGGCAGATCGGGACCGGACCGGCAGCCTGTTAATACTTTCCAATGCCATCGGTGGAGCGTCAACCATTTTTGAAAAGCATACCATTGCAAGTCGGGCGCTGTCCGCTGTTCAGGCTGGGATTAACTCTTATCTGGCTGGCACGGAGGTTTTAAAAGACCCCACGTTCATCGGTCGTCCGGTTCAAAGGATTGTTGCAATGGTGGCCACTATTGCGGCAGGATTGGCCCAGCAAGGCAAAATACTCGGGGCCTTCGCCGGGGGAGGGTCCTTCACAACTAAAGGGCCATCATGGATACTTGTTGGAGATAACCCGGGAGGAAAAGAGCGGGTTGACGTAACGCCGATTTCAGGCAAAGGCAAGACCCGAATTTTCAACGATGGGGCCGCAATGGCCGGGGGTGGGAGTATCAACGGCAGCATCCTGGCAGCATCGAACACCGCACCTATTGACGCCCAACTGGGTCTTGAAAGCGTATTATCTGAGCCGGTAAACGTCAATTTTGTCGAGTCAGATTACAGGAGGTTCAGTTCAAAGATTGCGTTTAAAGAGTCAATGACATCGGTATGATCCTACAATTCCAGCGCGATCAGATAAAAGCAATGGCTCAAAGTGGCCTGATGAACATCAAGAGTCTGACCCATTGGGACGTGTGCAACGACCTCAGAAGCGGAAAGGATCGCGAAACCGTCGCCCAACTACACGGGTTAAGTCTACCTGGAGTCGATAAAATAAGACGCTGCAAATGCCCTGACGTTACTTTTTAGTAAATCCACTTTACTCGGTTACCGCGTAATCTTTGCGGTAGATGAACGAAGGGCACATTTTCACAGAGGGACAAATCGAGGAAGACTACCCCGAATTAATCATGTCCCAGCTTCGCAACATTGGCGAGGTTGATAAAATCATTCATCATATTTCTACGGGTGGCGGATCGGTTGGGGCTGGATATAAAGGCTACCATAAATTAGTTCAGTACGCCCAGGCCTTCAAAATACCAATCGATTCTATTGTTGAGGAAGCCCAGTCAATGGGGTCTTTCATTATGCTTGCCTCCGATTTAACCGGCGGCAAAATCAAGATATTATCACCCGGCCGTGTAATGATTCACTACCCAAAGTTTGGTGTTAGTGGCCTTGGAGGAAATTCAGGGTATGCCGATTCCGATTCATTCGAGAGCGCGGCTAAAGAACTTCGCATCATTGAAAATGAAATGGCTGACGTGTACATGAACTCCATGACCAAGCGCGGCAAGGGAAAGACTCTCGACGAAGTAAAAGCCCTCATGAAAAAGGAAACTCACATGAGCGCACAGATGGCCGTTGACTTAGGTCTGGCGGACGAGGCAATTAATTACGTAGACAAATCACAAGAAACAAAACTTAAAGCCGTAGCCCTCGGAAAAAAGGGCGCAAAAGCCATGAGCAAGGATAAAAACGTATGGGCTAAAATCATGGATGTGATTAAGTCCGAAGTTATTGATTCACCAAAGGCCGTTGATCTGATGTTGAAAGAGGGGGGCAAAATTTCACTCGAAGGTGAAGTGCCGGCTGTTGGAGCCACCGCAACGATTGACGGCAAACCGGCAGAGGGAAACTATGTGACCGAGGACGGTCAATCAATTACCTGTGTTGCCGGTAAGGTGACGGAAATTAAACCCGCTCAGGCAGGACCGCCCGCGCCACCCGTTGCCCCACAGGAAACCGAAGCCCAGCGCCTGGCCCGCGAAAACGCGGAATTAAAGGCCCAACTGGCTCAAAAAACCGTATCTGAACAAGCGGCCCTGAAGGCTGAACAAGAAAAACTCGCAGCCGAAACGCTTAAAACAGCGGAGGCTGAACAGAAACGCCTTGCCGTCGCTCTTGCTGACAAGGACAAAGAACTGGAAGAACTGAAGAAAAAAGGAGTCGGTGACCAAGGCCGGCAATTTGAAGGACACATACCAAACAAGGCATTTGCCATCGGGACCATGAACAACGAACAAGCACTGAAGATTAAAGCAACGCGCTCACACCTAGCTGATTTCTTGCCATGGCTGGAACGCTACTACCCTGGCGGTAAGTATTCCGACGGCACCCGATTTACGGATTACCGTTCCGGTGGCCCTGAGGCGGTTTCTATTTTGGAAACCAATTTGAATTACACTTGGAATGGCATACTAGCAACCGAGCTGTTTTTCAAGCCAACATTATCAACGCCGGCAATAGCTGACGTGTTTACTGTTGACCTTGGGGCGTCAGATAAGAAGCGTTACCACATCGCGCCAACCATGAGCAAGGTTCTGAAGCCTTACACTGGTTGCGATCAGGCCGTAACAGGTTCATCTTTTGACATCACTTCAAAACCGATTCAGTTGAAACCATTTGAAATGTACGAGGGATGGTGTAAGGACGATTTCACCAATCAACTGACCGGCTCTTACAATGTGCTAGCCCAAGAATGGCTGAAGACCGGGACCGCATCTTTTGATCCAGCTGGTACCCCAATTGATAGGATGATCGTTGATGGCCTGAAAGATGCCTTGCGTCGTGATATTTGGAGGCGCATTTCCTTCGGTGATGCGAACTCATCAAACGCCGACTGGAACCAAATTGATGGCTACTGGCAGGCGCTCATTGACAACTCAGGAGCATCAAACTATTGCGTTTACGCGAGCAAGACGAACTTCGGAACCGGAGCCTTAGCGGCCTCCGCAGCTTATAACGAATTACTGGCAATATACGGGAACTCAAGCCTGCTCCTGAAGCAGGAGGGGATTGACAAAGGTAAAGCGCGTTTCCTGGTAACCAGGTCGATCTGGGAGAACCTTTACACCTCATACACTGCCACCGGCGCGGTTACGGAACTTGCATTTAAGCAGGCGATCGACGGCATCCCTGGACAGTTGACTTTCCGCGGAATCCCTGTTATTCCGATCACGATTTGGGACGACTTCCTGGCAGATGCATCCAACCCGCTGTCAGCTACAACCCGCCATTTGATTTCTTTCACGATCAAAGAGAACCATATTCTTGGCATCGAGAACACCAGCGATCTGGAAAAAATCGATAGCTGGTTTGAGAAAAAAGACAACAAGCGGTACTACCGCTCGAACATGATAATGGGCTTCTTGCCTGCTATCCATTGCGATTTAACCACAATCAGCTACTAGTCTATGGCATGCCGCGTACAATACGGAACGACTCTTGTTTGTGGAGACCTTAACTTCCCAGCCGGGGCTGATAAGGACTTCTACATAGGGTATGTTTCCGACCTGAGTGCGCCCATCAGCGGCGTTCAGGCAGCGCCCGTATCAACACTTTCATTTAGCGCCTATCGTGGCCTGGTGAAGTTTGAGGGGCAGAAATTCGCGCACAAATACGACTGGGTTTACGTCAAGGGGGCTGGAGGCAATGGCTTCTGGACACACCGCAGCACGGTCAAATTGATCGCGCTGTCCACTCAGGACGACGTAGAGATTCAAAGGCTGTTACAGGCTCAGGATGCCTTTACTATTTATCGGAACAACAATGACCAGTTCTTTATCAACGGTTACGGCAACGGATTAACCGGGATGCCTGGCGACGTTGGAACCACAGGGCAGGCCGCGGCGGACGACGTGTCTGATACTGTAATACTGGAAGGAGCCGAGAAAACCAAACCAATCCGGTTCGATGTTGGAACGGTTGCCACGACACTGGCGTACCTGAACGCAAGAATTATTTAAACAAGCGGTTGTTACATAGGGGAAAAGGGGGGTTAGTAGCCTCCTTTTCTTTTTACCTGTCAACGCAACACGTGTTGCAAGTCTCATTATTTCTGTTATATATTTGCACTCGTGATTAAGCAAATGACCGTTGCGCAGTTCGCGCACAAATTGAAGGTGAACCGATCTACTGTTTACCGCATGGTTAAATCCAAATCTTTACCTAAAGGAGTTCAGGCCAAAGTCATTGTTACTCACATGGTTATAAGTGTTAACACTGACGTTTTCAAGGGATGAGTAAGCGGATTACAGACATGACCAAGGACGAACTACTGGCCTACATGAAGGCGAGCCGGGAGATCCACCAATTCAATTTTGATCTGCCGAGTTGGAGACGGGCCGCACAACTTTATCAAGAGGCTGGTCAAAAGTTTCAGGAAGATTGTTCGGGGTGTGTTAGACGACTAGCTGAGTGGCTCAATGGATAAGACCCTCACCTTTCATCAAATCATTTTCAAAGAGGAACAGCGGGGCCACTGCTACCCGTTCGCGAAGGTCTATTTCAACGACACACTAACGGACTACTTTGAAAACGATGTGATTGCCAGGCTTGTACCTCAATCGGAGGCTGATTATATTTCCGTATGTTCATGGAGACTGAAGCAAAAGCGTTCCGAAAGTTCAACCCCGTTAGTGCTAAAACACGATCTTGAATTAAGTGAAAAAAAGATTTTGTCAGCGGATTTCGATGTGGCTATACTCACACCGCGCCGCCCTACCTTTCGTCCTTTGGACATGGCTAGCAATTGGCATGGTAAGGTATGGGATGAGGCGTTTAAGGTGTTCGTTAATGACTTCCTTAAACCGCTGGGGATCATGGTTCCGGACATTTCAAAAGATGAGGACTTAAACCATACCATTCATGAAAACCATTTCATTGCCCGGAACGGGATATATCAAATGTACGTCGGGTACTGTCTAAAACCCGCCATTGATTTCATGTGCGAACGGCCTGCCGTATTTGGAGTTGATTCCGGTTACGTACACAAAAAAAGGGACCTTAAAGAAATCAAAGAGTATCAGCAAAAAAGCGGTCGGCAGGACTGGCCGATAGGCGTCTTCATCTTAGAGCGACTTTTCAGTATCTGGATCAACGACAAAAACTTTAACGTGATAAACCTGTGAGCGAGGACACTAAATTTAGAATCAGCATTTGCCTGACCAACTTCAACCGGTCAAAACTTCTTTATGAGTCGGTCGCAAGTATATTGCAGGATAACCGTGTTGACGAGATCATAATCTCAGACGATCATTCCCGAGACGATGTTTTTCAGTCCGTCATTTGGTACTTCAAAGAGTTTCCAAAAGTCAAGGTACACCGTAACGACACGAACCTGGATTGCTACCGGAACAAAGCCAAGTCCCTTGAACTAGCGTCTAACGATTGGTGTGTTCTGTTCGACTCCGACAATATAATGGATAAGTCCTATCTTGACAGGATTGAAAACTTATTGATCGGTGGGGTGAACGACAAGACAATTTACACGCCATCATTCGCCCGTCCGCACTTTGATTTTACAAGCGTTTCAGGAGTGAGTATAAATAGGCACAACATCGCCGGGCTTGTCAGTTCAGACAGGGTAACAACGATGCTAAACGCGGCTAACTACTTTGTGAACCGCCATGAATATCTAAAGGTTTTTAACCCCGACATCGACCCCGTAACGAGTGATTCAATTTACATGATGCTCCGGTGGTTGGAGGCTGGAAACAATATTTATGTCGTTCCTGATTTGAGTTACCAGCACAGGGTTAATAATCACGGGGCGGAGGAGGGGAGCCACTACGGGGCAAACGTGAGGCGCACGCCGTCGGGGTTTCATGATTCGATTATCCAGAAACTAAAGCAAATGAAATGAAAGCACTCCCAATCTTTATTATCATTCTATACGCAATAAACACTATATTCTATGCCTATTGTGATAACTTGCCGGCGTCATTGTTTTCTTTTGTGATAATATGTAGCGTGGCTGTTAACCCGCTCAATTATACCCGGTCGTTTATCGAGAAACACCCCACTGGATTGATATGAGTCTAATAACCTTCAGGCCTATCGGGCGTTTAGGGAACTGCCTCTTCGAAGCCGCAGCCTGCATTGGTTACGCTAAAAAACACGGCTACAAATGGGCCATCCCTCAGCGTAGGGGCGCGGGTGATACATTTGAAGATAAACCTACTCCGTGGCTACTGCCTCAGTTCTGGCCCAATCTACCGATGTGCTACGGGGGCGTCGGTGAGCGTTACGAACAGCACGACGTATCGATGTTCAACTACTCACCTATCCCAACTTTCAACGGCCGAGATGTAACCCTGGTTGGGTTCTTTCAGTCGGAGAAATGGTTCGATAATGCGAAGGAGGAAGTGAGGGCCGCGTTTCCACTGAAGCATTATCCGGAATATGAAGGCTATGTTTCTATCCATGTGAGGCGTGGGGATTACGTGACGAACTCGAATAGCTTTCCACCCGTGACAAACAAGTATATTTCTTTAGCGTTTGACCGCGTGCCGGACGATTCTAAGTTCCTTGTATTCTCAGATGATATACAATGGTGTAAAGATAATTGGCGTGGGGAGTTGTTGGATTTTTGTGATGAAACCAACGAATACGAAGCCCTCAGTAAAATGGCTTCATGCTCCCATCACATCATCGCCAACAGTACATTTTCCTGGTGGGCGGCGTGGCTTGGTCACAACCCAGACAGGATAGTAATTTCACCAAGTTCAAAGAATTGGTTCGGGCCTGGATTTACTGGCAAGGAGCCGACAGATTTGATACCTGATTCCTGGACTAAAATAAAGTTTCGTTAGGTTATATTTGTATATGACAAAGCCTAATAGATTTTACGTATATTCTTACTTAGACCCGAGAAGGTTTGGTAATTATACTTTTGGTGGATTAAGATTTGATTATGAGCCATTCTACATAGGCAAGGGTTGTAGGTCAAGGGACAGGGAGCATTTGAGGTCAGTAAAAAAAGGTGAAGCCAAATATAACAGCCACAAAACAAATAGGATTCAAAGTATTATATCTGATGGATTTGACCCTATTATAATTAGGATTAAATTCAATATGCTTGAGTTGGATGCCTACGATTATGAAACTACACTGATAAAGTTAATTGGTAGGCGTGATTTAAATAATGGGCCATTAACTAATCAGAATGATGGAGGAGAAAATAATGCAAATGTCTCGCAAGAGATACGCGATATAATTTCAAAGAAGATAAGGTCAAACCCAAAAACCTATACTCAGTTTAAGGGTGAAAAAAATCCCATGTTCGGAGTGCATAGATTTGGGAAAGAATCGCCAAGATTTGGTATTCCATGTACTGAAGAGAATAAAAAGAAGTACGCTGAAATTCATAAGGGTAAGAGCTACTCAAAGCGAACTGAGTTTAAGAAAGGATTTGTTCCTTGGAACAAGGGATTAAAAGGAGTTCAAAAGGCTTGGAATAAGGGTCTAAAAAAGCAAGATTATGCAAACAGGTAAAACGGCCCTTTGCCTCGGGTCATCAGGATTTGTGGGGCATCATATGGCTCGCAGATTAAAAAAAGAAGGATATTGGGTTCGCGTTGTTGATATTGAGCCTTACAGATATGGTGAAGTAGATTTCTGTGATGAATTTGTTCTGGCTGATTTAAGAGACCCAAAAGTTGTTGATGCGGTTTTTAGATTAAACGAAAACAGAGAATATTCATTTCTGCCAGAACCATTCGAACAACTTACTCAATTTGATGAGGTATACAATTTTGCATGTCTCATGGGTGGTGCATTGTATGTATTTACAGGCGAAAATGATAGCGACATCATGCATGACTCAGCGCTAATAAATCTTAATGTTTGCAACGCTGTCAAGAATTTTAAAGGTAAATTATTCTATAGCTCATCCGCGTGCGTATACCCTAAAGGACTTCAAGAAAGCACATACAATCAGGGCTTAAAAGAAAGTGATGCTTTTCCGGCAGACCCTGATAGCTGTTATGGTTTTGAGAAGTTGTTTAGTGAAAAACTATATATGGCTTATTCAAGAAACCACGAATTAAATATTCGTATAGCAAGATTTCATAATATTTATGGGCCTGAAGGTCAATACTTAGACCCAAAGGCAAAAGCGCCTGCCGCCATGTGCCGAAAGGTTATCGAATTACTTCACGCCACAACAAGCGAGAATCACAACCAAATCGAAGTATGGGGAGACGGCTTACAAACCCGATCATTCCTTTACATTGACGACTGTGTAGACGCTGTTCGGTTGCTCATGGAATCAGACTTCAAAGAACCTATAAACATCGGCAGCGAGGAAATGATTAGCATAAACGGACTAGCAAAGTTGGTGATTGAGTTTAGCGGAAAGGAAATACAGATTAAGAACGTAGCGAGCAACGCCATTGGGGTAAAAGGTCGTAACAGCAACAACGATTTGATTCGTAAGGTTTTGAACTGGGAGCCTAAGTACTCACTCAGGGAAGGATTGGAGAAAACTTTTAACTGGATAAAATCTCGTTATGAGCTTGATAACAATTGACACAAATCACCCTGAAACTGAAACTCGATTTATGGGCGTTAGTTTTGATTTAAAAAGTGTTGTAACTCAGTACATGCAATCCTATAAAGGGAAAGATGTAGCCCGTTTTAAAGTCCATGAGTCGTATCCATTTTTAATACACAAACCTAAATATCGTGGGCTTTAAACACTTTGGCGTAAACACTGGCGGCCTTCCAGTTGAGTATATCAAACGCTTCACCGATCAGTACAGTATTCCCGTGTTCATCGAAACCGGAACGGCTGGCGGGGACTCTGTTCGCGCAGCGGCCAAACTATTCAAGACATGCCACAGCATTGAGATAGTTGGAGGAAGGCCAGAGGGGGAGTTCCCAAATAACGTAACGCTTCACGAGGGTAATTCCAGGAACCTCATTCATGCAATAACAAAAAAACATCCATACGTTAACATATTCTTTTGGCTTGATGCCCATTGGTCAGAGCCACATGAAGCGCCCAAGGGTACGGAGGAATGCCCAATTCTCGAAGAGATAGAAGCCATTGCACACGTTGGCAAACATGCCTTGATAATGATTGATGATGCGAGATTATTCTATGGTCGCCCTCCGTGGCCGTGTAACCCGGATATGTGGCCGAGGTTTCAATTTGTTTTTGAGAAATTGCGCCAATGTTTCCCCGATCATATTACTACTATCGTGGACGATTACATTATTTGCTTTCCGTTGGATATGGACTTAGCACACCGGACAGAGTGGTATGATAATTATGTTAAGCGTTTTCCTACCGATGAAAGTAAGTTGAAGGAGGCGGTAAAACTTTCTTGGAAAGCATTTAGAAAATACTTACGATGAATAAGGGTTATATTTATGGTGCTGGTTATTACCTACTTGCAGTAATTGTTTTTTGCTCGATTCTATTAGGTTATATTCCAGAAAGGTATATTGATTACGCTTCTTGGTTTTGTCTTCCGGCTATAGGTATGACAATCTTCGTTGTTGGAGTTTTCGCATTTCTGATATTTATGTTAGCTATGAACGCCATAATAAACATACTCACATTTAAAAGCCCTTTTGATTTATGAACTGGATCGAACGCATGTACGAGATAAAAGGCCGCGACCTTTACAGCCAAAACGGGGAGGGGCTTTACTTGGAATATATCGTGCATTGTATTGGGTTATCAAGGGGAGTTATGTTCGACATTGGTTCAGGAGATGGATTTGTATTATCAAATTCAAGACATCTGGATAATATAGGATGGGAAGTATGGTGTTTTGATTCTCTTATCGGCAGAACGGTGAATGTTGACAACTGTTTAAGGTTAACAGATAATCCATCGATGACATGGCCTAAAATAATAAGCATTGATATTGACGGAAATGATTATTGGATTCTTGATAAGCAGTTACCGTTCTATAAACCAGCCATAGTCATAGCCGAATTTAACCCAGCCTACACCAACTCCCGCACCATCGCCTACAACCCCGACCACGTATGGGCCGGAGATTCTTACTACGGATTCACATTTGAAGCAGGGGTAAAACTCGCCGATAAACACGGTTACAAAGTCATATTCCAAATTGCCGACATGAATATGATAATGGTTCTCGCTGATCTGATTGAAGGACTTTACATTCCATCAATTCAATACAATGAAAGCACGTTCTTTAAAATGTCGGACAGGACTGATTGGGTAATGGTATGAAATTACTATCATTATTTTCTACCACAATAAAAGTTGGCGATTTAGTGTCTAGCAAATTAGGGCATTTCACTTGTCAAAAAGTTACCGCTATTCGGGCTGTTCATGGTCATTCAGAAGGTAATGCTATCACTATAAATGGAATGAAGGGAGAGTTTTGGTCTAAATATCTTAAACTATGCTAATTCCCTTCAACACAACACTAGACAGACGCGGCCGACCTATTCCAGGATTATGGGAGCGGTACGGGATTAAACCAAAAGGGATTATCCATGTCGGTGGCAATCGTGGCGAAGAGGCACCGTGTTATCTTGAATTGGGTGTAACAAAACAGTTTTGGTACGAGCCTAACCCCGAAATGTTTGAACGGTTAAGAGAGACACTGAAAGGCAACAAACAGGCCATCGCCTTCAATCACGCGATTGGCGATGTTGATAGCGTGCCGGTGACGCTGCACATCGCTAACAACTCCGGACAGTCAAGTAGTGTTTTGGAATTAGGAACCCACAAACAACAGCATCCGGACGTCCATTACATCAGGGATATTCAGGTGACCATGCGTAGACTTGATAGTCTTATTTTTAGTCATGAAATTGTTGATTTTGATTTCCTAAATGCAGATGTGCAGGGCTTTGAGGGTCAGGTGTTGGTTGGTATGGGCGAACTTATCCATAGTATGAAGTGGCTTTACCTTGAAGTCAATAAGGCGCAAGTCTACACGGGATGTTGGGAAGTCGCACAGATAGATAGGTATTTATTTGATCGTGGATTTACCCGGGTTGAAACTAAATGGATTGGAGATTGGGGCGACGCCTTATACATCAGAAAATGAAAACAGAAAACTATTATGCATCATTCGTTAACCTCGATCATCGGACCGATCGGTTAACGCACATGACAGAACAATTAAACCGAATCGGTCTTAGCGCGACTCGAACCAGGGGCATGAAACCTGAAGATGTTGAAAACGTTTTAGCGCCATCTGAAAAGATAGCGACCATGCTAAGGCGAACACCTGGGGCTGTGGGGTGTCACTTCTCCCAGGTTCAGGTAATGAAGGATGCGTTAGCCATGGATAAACATGCGTTTGTTATGGAGGATGATCTGATTTTCTGTGAAGATTTTACTGAACGGTGGGACGCTATAAATCACTGGCTCGAAGGAAACGAATGGGACATATTTTGGCTCGGGTCGTCCTTCCATGTTAACCCTCCTTACTGGCATTGCAGGGGAGGATCGAAGGACGTCAGGAATAACGCCAGCGCGGAACTTGGGTATGACGCAAAGCAGATAACCCCACACAACCGGATAATCCAAACGTTCGGGGCATTCGCCACGTTCGCCTACCTGGTGAACAAAAACAGCATCGAAAAGATTTTAGGTTTATTGGATGAGAATTTGCACCGGTCAATCGGTATAGATTGGGCCATGATCCTACTGCAACCTCGATTAAAGTGCTATGCCTTTCTTCCTGGGTGTGTGAAGCAAATGGATTCACAATCGGATATCGGCAACGGGATAACACGGTGGAGCGGATTTTTGCAACTTAACGGGACCCGGGAGAATAGCGCCTATGTTTATCAGGAGCGCATGGAGGATTTTTCACCTGAGAACTTTAACTTTGCCGAATGTCGCTAAAGTCGCGAGCTGAACTATACACCATCCTGCCGCCTAACCCGGTAGTCGCTGAAATAGGCGTGGCTGAAGGGTTATTTAGTCGGGACATTCTCAAATACTGGAAAGCCTCAAAGCTATATTCTGTTGATTCATGGGGTAAGATTGCCGGTCAGACCGGCGACGGTGGGTTTGAAAATTACTGGCACGAAAAGAACTATGTAAACGCGATGGACTTGTTACGAGAGTTTGGCGACAAGTCCGTAATACTTCGCGGCATCAGCTGGGACATGGCCGTCCATGTTCCGGATGAGTCCTTGGACTGCCTTTATATTGACTGCTGTCATGAGTATGTTTGCGTTAAGAAAGACTTGGACGCTTGGATGCCGAAGGTCAAGAAAGGCGGATTGGTTTGCGGGCATGACATCGCGAATAATCAATATGGGGTTAGGCGCGCAGTGGATGAAGTTACCGGCGGCAAGTGGACGCTGATTCCGGAACAGGGTTGGGATGCTAGCTTTTATTTTGTGAAGCCATGAAATTTTCTGAGTGGTGTGACCAATATGCAAGGGAGCTACATATAGCTTTATTCTGCGTTCAGATCATAGTACTAATTTGGGAATTGTGGATTATTTTTTACGTGATATGACCATAGAAGTATTTATACTGTGTTTCAATGAGTCTGAAACGCTCCATTTAACAATCAAACAATACCAATCCTTTTGCTCAAAGATTACCATCTTCGACAATTTCAGCACAGACAACAGCCGCGAAATAGCCGAGGCGATGGGATGCGAGGTGCGAATGTTCGGAATTGAGGGCCAGTTGAATGATGCCGAATACCTGAAGGTCAAAAACAACGTATGGAAAGGATCGGACGCGGATTGGGTTATTGTTTGCGACGCGGACGAGATTTTGATGGTAGGGAAAGACCATTTACAGGTGTCTCAAGAAATGGGCAGCACGATATTAAAAACTAGGGGGTACAATATGTTTTCGAATGAGCTTCCACGTGGAAGCTGGTTTGACATAAACACCGGTATCCCAGATGACAACTATTCAAAACTCATTTGCTTCAATCCTAAAGCCATTAAAGAAATAGGTTACGTGTACGGATGTCACCAAGCCAAGCCGACCGGAAACGTGAGATTTACCGCCACTGACGCCATGCTTTTGCATTACAAGCACGTAGGTGGTGCCGAACGGATTGCCGACCGGCATGCGCTTTATGCCGCCAGGCTGTCGGAAATCAATAAGCGATGGAATTTGGGGTTTCAGTATAGCGAACCCCGAGCCCAAACAATCAAGTATTTCAATGACAATATGGCCCTTTCGAAGCCGCTTTTTTAGGAAAATTCGCAATATCCTGAAGGGGTGGTACTACTTCGCCATCCTGTTCGACCCTCCATACGCGCAGGAAAGGCGCAAAATCTGTAAGCCTTGCCCGTCAAATAAGCTGAATATCTGTACTGAATGCGGTTGCCCGTTGTGGTTTAAACCCCGGGTTGAGGATGAGAAATGTGACCTGGGGAAATGGTGATACTTTTTAGTAAATCTACTTCAGTGGGCCGTTGACCCATCTTTGCATATCTATTTTATGAAATCCAATTCAGTACTGTATAGAACCATATTTGTACCCTAATGGGACGCAAAAAAGCCACCTCTCAAATCTACGCTTCGGCCGTTAATTACAGCCATTCCGAGCCGGTGGCGCTCGAAAGGACGGCGGCCACCGACCAACAGATATTAACCGGGGAAGGGACGATTATGTGGGGCGATGATGATGCCCTACCGTTGCGGATTCTTCAGGCTGTCAACCAAAGCCCTACGGCTATCTCCTGCCTTGGTAAGGTTTCTGACTACATGCAGGGATCTGGGTTCACAGACCCCGACCTGGCGGCCCACGTAGTAGACAAGGACGGCACGACCCTCGGCCAACTTCATAATCAGCTGTGCGACTACATGAGCAAACTGGAGGGGTTTTCCACCAGGTTCACGTTCGACCGAAAGGGAGATATTACGAATTGCTATTTGATGTCGATGGAGTCATGCCGGTTCGTCCGACCGACCGCTGAGGAAAGCCGTAAAATCAGGCAGATAAAATACAATCCTTATTGGGGGACTCTGCTTTACAAGCAAGACCTAACTAATGTTTACAACGTATGGGAGGCCGACAAAGTGACTCGGTACAAGGAAATAAGCGGGGCCGATCCCAACAAATACAATGGCCAAATTTACTTTGAAGGCACACCGCGCGCGCCGTATAAATTCTATCCGGTGGCTAAGTACTGGAGTGGATCAAACTGGATTTACGTTGATGGTCAGGTCCAGTCGTTCATTAAGAAAATGCTTGACAACGGGTTCTTTCAGTCAGTGTTGATAAACATGATCGGGGACCCAACACAACCGAGCAAGAACCCTAAATATCAGGTTAAGAAAACCGGTACTGATGGGGTTGTTAGAACTGACTGGGATGGAGTCACTACCGTTGGAGTTGAGTTCGGTAACTTGATGCAAGGTATGTTTTCGGGCCACGACAAAGCTGGAACCGCCATGACGTTCTGGTCAATAAATAAAGATTCAGTTGCGAGTATTCAAGCGTTCCCGGTTAACGCCAATTTCGAGAATATTTCCGGCACCATGACCAACGCCATCCGGGGAGTAACAATTGCAACGGAGGTTCCCGCCATCCTTGCCAACCTTCCACAGCAAGCAAGTTCCCTTGGTTCTGATGGCAACGCCATGAGGGCCGCTGTCGAGTTAATGCAGGCCCGGGTAAAAGAACCTCAACAAATTCTTGAGAACTTCTACAACAATGTTTTGCTACCCAACATGGCGAACAAAACGGCGTCAAGGGTTAAGATCAAACAACACATGCCTATCAGTAACCAAGTGGTAGTAGAAGATAAAGTTTGGGAGTGGATGAACGACGAGGAGAAGGCAGAATTTGTTCGGAACAATATTCCAAGCGTGACGGTTAAAAGGGTTGCTGTGGTTGCTCCCACACCCGTAACGGCACCAGCGGCCCCCGGTGAGCCAGTACAGCCCGGGACCCCAGCATCCCCAGACAGTGCGGCCCCATCGGTAAATGACGCCCTGAAGGGATTGAAACTAAGCGACATTAATCGCATGAGCGGTATAGTGGCTAAAGTAGCAAAGGGCGCTATGACTTACGACCAGGCTAAGATAATTTTGCAGGGCTACGGATTGACGGACGAACAGATCGACGCGTGGTTAGTTAAACCGGAAGAGATATGAGCAGGATAACGAAACTTTTGATTCCCCTGAGCTACATTAACGAGGCTTGTTTCTTGTCAACAAATATTGACGAGAAGAAAATCAAACCGAATGTAGTCGAGGCTCAAATGGATTTACGGGCGTTTCTTGGTGCGGAGTTTTACGAAGAGATTGAAACCCAATACGCACCACAAGGTGACACGCTTAGCGCGGCTAATGCGGCCTTGTACGAAAACTACATTAAAGATTTTATTGCGTGGACCGCTTACTTTTACTCGCTTGGGTTCTCTCAGTTGGACAGCACCCCAACCGGTGAACGTTCTTTCACCGACGAGAACAGCGCATTGGCGACAGACATTCAACTGTTCAGCAAAGAAAAAAACATCAAGCGGATGTGCTACAAGTTTAAGTCTTCCATGATTGATTACTTAAAACTAAGCCAGTATAATTTCGCCAATGGTGTCGCCGGGTCATACGAGTACCCGAAATGGACGGAAAGATGTGCTACTGAGTTTCAGTTCGGCATCAGCGCAATAAGCAGGGAGAAGACGGAAATTTTTTCAGTCAATAAGGCTATCACTAACAATGAATGAGATTAACGTAAATCACGGGGAGCCGGTCCGGTTCAAAATTGATATAGGCTACGCGGCCCGTATTAAAATTAATCTATTCGAGAACGGGGTTGATGCCGTGACTACCGGATGGACGTGGCAATTTATGGTTAAGAAAAACCCGGGCGACCGACTGAATGTCATTAACCTGACGCTTAGCAACGGAATTTCATACGAGATATACAGCGACGTAACACTGGTCATCAATCTTACCGCAGCACAAACACTTATTGAAGAAGGTGAATATTACGTGGCCATAGTCCGGACCGATTTACCTAGAAAAATGATTGAGTCTACGGCCTACTTCGGGTTTAAAAATCAAAAAGCATGATCCAGTTAGATGTCCTCACATACGAGATCGACCTGGATATTATCAGCGAGAACGAGATTAATCTTAATTTTCGGGACGGGATTTCTGTCTACCTTGAGGGAACAAAAGTTGCCACAACTCAGGCAATAGACTTTCGGGCCGGGACTAACGCTTCATTTAGCGTTGACCAACTGGACGGTAAGGTTAGGGTTTTTGTAAACGCATCTGGTGGAGGTGGTGGTGGGGGCGGAACCTGGGGCAGCATTACTGGCACTCTTTCAAATCAAACAGATTTACAGGCGGTGCTAGACGGCAAGGCTCCGGCGCTTATCCTGGCAAACCCACAAACGGACGATTACACATTAGTTCTGTCTGATGTGTATAAAGTTGTGGACTCAAACAAGGCAACGGCAGTTATCGTGACGGTGCCTCCAAATTCAAGTGTTGCATTTCCTGTTGGCTCAATGGTATATCTTCGTAGAATTGGGGCCGGTGGCTTAACAATAGCGCAGGGATCAGGCGTTACGGTCACAGCATCAAGCGGAGCATTAACTGATCCTGGTCTTAACGTAATGATGACATTACGGAAGACTGGGACAAATACGTGGGATTTGCAGAATGGATCACCGGGAGACCTTTCATCTTACGTGCCGACTTTTAGCGGATTTAGCACAGCTCCCAGTAACGTTACTGCTA